CAAGCAGCAGCGGCGCATAGAGCTGGTTACCGGTGGCGCTTTGGACTTCTGGACGCTTGAGAATATCGACGCAGGCCGGGGGCGGAAGTACGGCGTGGCAATCGTTGACGAAGCGGGCCTGAGTCGTACATTGGAGGGAACATGGGACGCCGCCATACGCCCAACTCTGACCGACAAAAAAGGCGGCGCGTGGTTCCTTGGGACACCAAAGGGGCGCAACTTTTTCTGGACACTGAGCCAGCGCGCGGCAATCAAGCCGGATATGTGGGCGCATCACACCGCGCCATCGGCAGCCAATCCGCACATTGACCCAGACGAAATTGAGCAAGCGCGCGAAGATATGCCGGAAAGCATATTTCAGCAAGAGTATCTAGCCGCGTTCCTTGAGTCTGGCGGCGGCGTGTTCCGCAACGTCACGGCGGCGATAGACCACACGCTAAGCGCTGACCCGTTCGCGGCCTGCATGCTGATGGACGGGCGCGCGTACCTGATAAGCGTCGATTGGGCGCGGCACGAGGACTTCACCGTCCTAACCGTGTTCGATGCCAAAACACGCAGCGTTGTAAGTTGCCAGCGCTTCAACGAGACGGACTACATTACCCAGTTGGCCCGCCTAACTGAGCTGCACCGCAGATTCCCAGCCGCGCCGATTGTGTGCGAGTCGAACAACATGGGTGAGCCTCTGATAGAGATATTGCTAAACGCTGGCTTGCCGGTAACGCCGTTTATGACCACGGCGCAATCAAAGGCCGATATCATCCAAACGCTTCAGCTCGCTTTCGAGCGCAAGGAAATTAGGCTCCCAGCTATCGGCTGGTTGCTGTCTGAATTCATGGCGTTTGAGCAATTGCGCAGGCCCGGCGGCGGCATTAGTTACAGCGCGCCGCCCGGCGGACACGATGACGGCGTGATGTCGGTCGCTATTGGCTGGAGTCGGCTATTCGAAGCAGCGCCTAAAGTTATGGGCGCTCGGCTTAAAAACCTGTAATATTGCTCGAAATTGGCGTAAAACTGGCAAAAAGAGAGGGAAAAAGCATGGAAACGGAAAAACTACAGCAACGCATCAATGAGTTGCTTTTGGAAATTGACAGGCTAAACACCGAACTTGCCCTTAAAACAAAATGGATCGAAGGCGCGCGCGAACTTGAAGTTATTCGCTCAAAGCTGGCTGAAAGCATGGTATATATCTGAGCGCGCAAATTACGCCAACCGACGAAAAAACACTTGATGCGGCGTTCAATTCTGCGTCAATGTTTGAGTTCCCGACCATCCAGCATTGCCCGTATTCGCATGCACCATATGCGCAGGTTAAAGTTTTGCTTTGCGCTGACGAGGCAAAACGCATATTTGCAAAAGAATGGATTACGCTAATTGACTTTGGCGCGGATCATCGAGACTGGTTTGAAAAGGCGCGCAATCAAGAATGAACTTTTCCGACCACATTAAAGGCTTAGACCAATTCGCGCGCAACTTGAACGCGATGGTGGCGGGCGTGTTTGGTCGCTTAACGTCCGACATACGCGCCGGTATTGACCCACGCACCGCCCTAAAAAGCGCCTTCAGCAGCTACTCAGGGCAGTTCTACGCGCAGTTTTCAGCCGCGCTCAGCAAGCGCATGGCTAAGTTTATCGGCATCGCGGAAACGGGCAAGCTCAGCATTGGCGGAATATCGCTGAGCCGGGCACTGTATGCGGTGAATCAGGGCGTGACTACCGCAGTGCTGGGTGCGATTCGGAAACATTTGAAGGGTTGGCAGTCTGTCCGCGCACTGGGACTGAAACTCTACGAGGGCTACGGCTTCAACAAGGCCGAAATTCTCAAACCTGGACGCGATCCACTGCCCAAATATCTGCGCAAAGCCTTCGCCGATGACGCTCTTTTTCGCGCGCGCTACTCAGCACTGAAGGGGCCGGAGCTGGACGCGCTGTTGAACGATCCGCTCACAGGCCCGGCAATATCGCGCCGGTACGCACAAGCCAGGGCGGCAGTGTTGCGCACGCCAGCGCTGCGGGCTGCGTACTCGGAGGCATTAACGGCGCTGGAAAAAGGCAGAGGTGCCGAGCGCTTGGAGCGACTACTAAAAACGGCTTGGGAAGAAAAGCAGCGATATCACGCAGCTCGCATCAGTCAAACCGAATTGCATCGCGCATGGGCGGCGAAGGAGCACAAGGCGATTATGGGCGACAGGCAACTAAGCGTGGTCAAGGTCCAAATGTCAGCAACGCACCCGAGACAGGATATCTGCGACTTCCACGCGACGGCAAACATTTACGGGCTCGGGCCTGGAATCTACCCGAAAGCCAAAGCGCCGGGGCCACCGTACCACCCGTTCTGCCGGTGCCGATTGATTAAGCGCTACGGCATCGATGCTATAGGCGCGCAGGCAGATCCAAACGCGGGGCTTGACTATTTGCGCAGCCTTCACGGCAACGAGGCCGCGAAGGTTATGGGATCGCGGGCTAAGCTTCAGGATGCGCTGCGGGGTGAGTCGGTGCTTGACGTGGTGAATCGTGGTGTGCCGGTACGGTATCGGACAAGGCCGCTAGGTTAGCGCGTAATTTCAACCCGAATGGCGGCGAGCTTATACCCCGGCACCCTATCCGCATCATAAAGCGTTTCCCGCGACTCAACGCGCCAAGTAGTACGAGTTCGCAGCGCGGCCAATGCGTCTTGCTGCAATTGCGTTGCCTGCTCTAGCTGCTCATCAGTGCCGGTGTGTACGCTGATTGCGTCGCCTACGTACACCATCGCGGTCACGACATGGCCCGCATATTCGCGCTTAGACGATTCCAGGACGATGCGGGCAATCGGATAGTGATCGGCGTTTAGCGACGGCTCTAGGCCGATTGCGAATGTCTTGATCCCGGTCAGCGTTTGCAGACTGGCTAGGGCGTCGGTTAGGATGGTTTGGACGGCGCTAGTCATTACGCGCGCCCGATAACACAAGACAACGCCGAGCCGGTACCTTCGCCAGGATCCGCAGCATCATTCGCAGCCGCAGCAAGATCACGAGCAAGGGCGAATTCATCGCGGTAGGCTTTGAGCTTGGCGTGATATAGATCACCTTCTGCGCTCATGCACTCTTGGCAGATGATGATGTACACGCGCAGCTCGGTCAGGCGTTCAGCCCACGCGGTTGTAAACGCACCCATGGCGGCAACGTCTGCGGCACCCTGTAATTGCCGGGGCGAAGTCGCTTCGTTTTTGAGGCTGGGATCGGTGTAAATGATGGTCATCGGCGTATCTCAGAGGTTAAGAATGCGTCAAATATACCCTTGACGCGTTCGGGAGGGGCAAGGCGAACGAAATAAGGGTCGCCACGGTAGCCGGGATGATTAACGGCCTTCGCAAATGCGAACGCACCGCCAACGGGGAAGCGTAGCGCCTTGCGATTGCGCGGCCTGATGACATGCGCGCGTGTAGGCCAGTGCACAAAAAGCGCATGAGGTGCGGTGCGCAAATTGTGGTAAATGCTATAGACCCGGCCATTGAAATTATATTCAAGACTGCGAATAAGCGCGCCGGTTTTGGTGTGCGTGTCGGCTTGGGCGTAAAGAATGTCAAAGATAGCGTCGCCAGTTTTCGCCAGCGCGCGGCGTTGAGCCGCAACCGCCTGCGCGCCTAGTTGGCGCACCACATCGGGATTGCTAAGGTTGATTCGGATCATCTGCAACCCCTGGCAATGGTTCGGCGCTGGGTTTAACTTCGCCCTCGCCTTCGTCAATATCGTTCAAAATCTCGTCTAGCGTGTCCTGGTCAGTATCCGACAGCAACAGGCTAACGATGCGCTTCTTTTGCGCGCGCTTGAAGCTGTCAGGCATTCCCAGCGCATCCACGGCAGCGGCGTTTTCGATCTCGGCTTTCACGTCGCTTAGGCTGTAGTTCTTTTGCCACGTCACGACCAAACGCTTAGTGTCGATTTTGAGCCATGCCGCCACGACGTACCACATGCGCCGCTCGAAATCTTCCATACGGGTGGCGAACGAAACCAGGGCCGCATTCAGCGCCTGGAAGCGCATATCGCGGGCAACGCCAGATTCAGCGTTTTTGCTGTCCACGATCTTCAGCGCTACTTCGTCAATTCGCAGTTCCATTGCGGCGATGTCTTGCATGTACAGCGTCAACGGGCCATCGGCGGGGGCGATGAAACTTGCGGAGGTGCCGTACGACATAAGCAAGTTTTCCGTGCCAACACTTGCAGCTACGTCGCCAATTTTGACGCTAGACCGCAGCTCAGGCGGCACCACATAGTTCAAGATCGAGAACGTTTGCGAGCGCTCTATTTCGTCCTTTTCGCTGTGCATATTCAGCAGCCGCTTGGACATAGCCGCAATTTGGGCGAACGCGCCAACATAGGGAACTTCCAAGGATTCTGTGAACGCAATCACCGGGCAGAAGCCTAAGCCGTGCTCGCCTTCTTCGACGCCGCCTTTATCGGTTTGAGTTTTCCAGCCGATTGCGTCCCATGTGCGCGTTATGTAGCCGGTGCCAATGTGATCCGTCCAGACGATCTTAACCACGTTCGCGAAGTCGTCTAGTTGCAGCTCCGTGATGTGCTCAGGCTTAATCTGCACAAGGTAGGCGAATTCGCGTTTGCTTTGCTGATCTTGCGCGCTGGCGGGCTTGTCTTTTGGCGAGTCAACCAAACAAAACATGGTGCCGCGCGCCTTCGCCTGGATCATAAACGACGACAGCCAGACCGCTAAGCTGTTGCCGCACTTGTCGCAATCGTCCACAAACGCTGCTAGTAATTCATTGCCGCCCGTATCGCGCGTGGCAGGCCGCTTGTCAATGTAGCCGACAAAACCGGCGCACGCGGGCTTAAGCCGGTTATCGTACCAAGCCAATTCCTGACGCCGAACGTATTTAGTATCAGGCTCGCGCGGGTGCTGAATTAGGTACGTAAAATCGTAGAACCCGCCTGCGCCGTCTAGCGCATTCGCTACGACCTGGAATTGTGCCTGATAGTCGATTATGTGCATCTTGTGCCCGCTTGCTTTTTGTAAATTGTAGCCTAAAATGACCGCATGGATATAAACGAACTCAAAGATGTGCTAGGCGATAAGTTTGAAGCTCTGAGCACGCACATTGCAGACTTGACCGGCCAGCGAGACACTGCGCGGCGTGAATCGCTGACCGGGCGAACCACGCTTAAAACTGAGCTTGCGACGGCAAAAGAAACGCTGGCGAAGATGCTCGAAAAAGCCGGAGTCGAAACCCTGGAAGAGTTTGAAGCGCTGCCACCCGGCAAGGCCACGGCGGAAGCTAACCGCGTTATCGAGCTACAGGCAAAGCGCCTAAAAGCTCAGCTTGACGAAAAAACCACCGCTTACACCGACATCGAAAGCCGATGGAAAGGCGCGAACTTAAACGCCGCCCTGAATAGCGCTGTTGCTAAACACCAATTTATTGACGCTGAAACCGTGGTTGCGTTGCTCAAACCGCGCGCTGAGTTTGTCGGCGACGAAATTATGTATAAAACCGATGCGGGCGATCTGATCCCAATCGCTGAGGCAGCCGCAACGATTGCTAAGGCTAAACCGTTCCTAGTCCAGGCGTCCGGCGGCAGCGGCAGCGGCGCACCCTCTAGCGCTCGTGTCGGCGGATTTGGTACTATGAGCCGCGCCACATGGGAAAAGCTAGACCCAGGGGCAAGAGCCGCCGCGGCAAGGTCGCATCAAATAGTTTAAGCATCACCGATTAAGACGCGACCGCGACGGTCGCAGCAGTAAACCACCGGGCGCGAGGCTTGGCGGAAAAAGAAAACAACCTTTTCCCCAAGTCTTAAGGATTCGCCCAAATGGCTAATACGCTAACCCCACATATCAACGATTTGCAAATCGCGCTGGATTACGTCAGTCGCGAGCTAGCCGGAATGATTCCCGCTGTAAGCATGGACGCGCGCGTGGATCGCGCCGCAGTCAATCAAACTATTAACAGCTTCGTTTCCCCCGCTGCTAACGCCACTTTTGACATTACGCCAGCAATGGCAGTTCCCGCGGCATCTGACGCCACGTTTGGAAACGTTGAAGTCAAGATCACCAAAGCAAAAGGCGTCCCGTTTTCGTGGAACGGTAACGAGCAAGTCTCGCTTGGCGGTCAATACCTTTCGTTCAAGCAGTCGCAGATGGCGCAGGCTATGCGCGCGCTTGTCAACTTGGTTGAGATTGATCTTTGCGCACTGCAAAACACTTTCAGCCGTGCTTATGGAACGCCGGGAACCACGCCGTTCACCACGGCCAATGACTTCACCGACCTGACGCGCACGCTCCAAATTCTCAAAGATAACGGCGCTCCGCTCCAAGATAATCACTGCGTCATGAATACCACCGCAGGCGCTCAGTTTATCGGCAAGCAATCGGCGGCCAATCAGCAAGGCACTGACAGCATCTTGCGCCAGGGCGTGCTAGTTGACACTGCCGGCTGCGCACTTCGCGAGTCTGCGCAGATCGTGACCAACACCGCCGGGACTGTTACCGCAACCATCGACGCCACCGGCTACGCAGTCGGAACCACCACATTCACACTGAGCGCGGCAGCTTGTGCGCTTGTCGTTGGCGACGTGGTGACTTTTGCGGGCGATACCAATAAATATGTGATCGTGGGCGGAACTCTCGCCAATGCTGGCACGTTGATTATCGGCGCACCTGGGTTACGCGTGGCAATGTCGGCGGCGACCAAGGCCATCACCGTCATCGCAGCCGCACCGCGCAATATGGTGTTCAATCGGAATGCAATCTACCTTGCAACGCGTTTGCCAGAGCGGCCAGTCGAAGGCGACATGGCCTTAGACGTGATGACGCTGACCGACCCACGCAGCGGCCTAAGCTTTGAAGTCGCAGTCTATCCAGGTCAGCGCATGGTGCGTTATGAAGTCTCGCTTGCTTGGGGCGTCAAAAACATCAAGCCCGAGCACACCGCAATTCTGTTGGGCTAATTTGTGTCAGTTCTAGGTCCATTAGACGTCACCCCGGCCCTTGCGCGTTTGACTGCGCAGGTGCCGGAGCTTTTGACAGT